GTGGGTAATACGAAGTGATGTCAATGTCTGATCCTCCAGCCGCACCATTTGCACCTTCACCCCATTGAAAGATGGTTCCTGGCGCACCGGCATTTCGGTCTGCTCGAATGGCATCAACGAGAGAATCAAGAAATTTCTCGTTATCAAACCCTGCATCCTCTGATTTTTTGTGAGTTGATCGAAGGTAGCAGTCAAGAATAAAGGTGTAGTCAATAGCCTTTCGACCATTGTGAGCCCCACCCAAAGCAATTCTGTTCTCAACCTGATTCTCAATGTAAAGGAAAATGATTGCACCTGAACTGTGTCCAGGATCCTCACCCTCAAAGAAGTCACCCTCTGGCGTAAGTTTTGCTGGAAACTGTCGCACGCTCGCGAGGTTGGTAACACCAGCGTTTGTCAAGTACGTTGCGATTGCTTGTCGTACTGTGGCACGTGACATTATGCACGACCCCAAATCTGCTTGAATTCATCAAGTAGGTCATAGCCAAGTGCTTCGTCAGTCATTGAACTTTGCTGGCGAGATGAAACAGGTGAAGGTTCTCCGATTTCATTAAGAACCAATCCGCCCTGTCCTCGTTCTTTAATTAAAGCAACTACAAAGTGAATCACGGCTTGCTTAACTGATGCAGGCAAAGCAGAAACATTGACACCAGATCCATGCTTGTATTTAAGCGGGTTGGTAAGAATCAAAGTTGTATTTCCTGGAACCCATGAAGTCGAAATTTGAACATACTCATCCTGCTGACCATCCCAAATAGTCAAGTGCTGTCCTGGGTAGATTCCAGTTACGTTGTTTACGGTAATTGAAGTTGCGCCAAGAGCGGAGGTCGCATTGGTGAAGGTGTTAGCCCATCCATTGACATAAGTCCATTGGCAGAAAACTTCTGTTCCTGACTGCATGTTTCCACCGACAATCCCAAGATTGCCAAAGTAGAGACCCATTGTTGATTGCGAGGTTATGATGAACTGAGTGCGCTCAATAGAGCAGTTAGAAGTAGAAAGACTTATGTTTTGAAGTCCATCACCTGGCCCCCAGCCGACCATAAAGTTTTGAATTTCAAGAATAGGCGTGAAGTAGGGGTTAATGACGATTTGCCCTGAGCGGTTCATGTAATAGCGACCATTCTCCGTATTGGAGGTGGCACAAAGCGATCCGTAAACTCCCATTGTGTAAGCATCAGCCTTTGATGAGGCTCGGATTATTAATTCATACAATGAGCGATCCTGAACGGATTGAGATGCGTTTTCAATGAGGTTGGAAAAGTCAATAGCAGAAGCGGTTGCGCTGAATTTAACTTCTTCAAGCGAAACGTAAGGTTCGACCATCCCACCTGAGTAAACGAATGGTGCTATTACTGACATTTAGTTTTCCTCTGGTGTTAGTTCGGTGCATCCACATTTACCGCATTTGTCACGATAAAGTCCGACAAATTTGCACTTAGAGCAAACCCATCCTGATGCATTTCTGAATGTAATTCCTGCCACAGCAAAGTCTCCTGTCTTAACTAGGTTTTTTCCTGTGCCTTCATCAACGTGAAACGTGCCATCCTTTTGTCGAGGAATTGGTTTGCTCTCATTGATTGAGATTTCTTTTAATCCACTATCGGATCCAACAAGTCTCATTTTTATTTCTCCCTTAGCGAAAGAGGGAGCAGTGCAGAAAGAAGGGGAACTCTCTGCACCGCTCTACCTCAATGGCTAGATGTAAACACCTAGCGATTTATTTCTGGTTAGATCAACCAGTAATTCCTGTGACAATTCCTGACCATGCTGGAGCGCGGAATGCAAGCGATCCGTATGTGTAACTTGAAATGTCGTAGCTGAAGCCGATTTGTGGCCACTCTATGACCATACTGTCGACCACGTTGTGGGCTTCCACAGTTTGCGCAACACCTGAGTCCGGGAATGGAAGTTGCTTCGTGTGAATCAACGCAACACCAGCAGGTGCGAAACGGTGAGTTACGAGGTCAACCATCTTTCCAGTTGCCTGGTTCTGTACTGCCTGTACGAGTGAACCAAGAACAATTCCGTCCTTGCCAGTTTCGTAGTTAAGACGGTATGAAGATGTTGATGCAGATGTCTGAATTGCCTTCGCAAGCGCACGGCGAACTGCAGCAGTTGTGATGACAACGTCAGGGTCACCCATTGTTGAGTTAAACAATGAAACGAATGCACTTTGTAGGAAGTCGTCAGCAGTTGACTGCGAAGCGATTGTTCCGTTTAGTGCGTTCTGGTATCCACCAAGTGTAAGGAATGTGTTGACGAATCCGTCATATCCTGTACCTGAGTTAGCACCAGCAGCGTAAGCATTGAATGAACCATCTGTTGAAGGTACGGTTGCTGAAGTTGCGGCGTATGAAAGACCTGTAACACCTGAAGCAGTGCTTGGTGTTGAAGTCTTGTAAACCTGTGATCCAACAGTTACGTAGATGTTAATTCCAACAGTTCCAGCAGGAATAGTTCCTGTGAATGTTACCTTTACACCCTGACCAGCAGTTGCGTTGGTTACAGTACCGGCTGAAAGTGAAGCAGTCTCACCGTAAGCAGATGACAATGTAACAGCAACAGCAGATGTTGAAGTTGCAGGTAGTCCAAGTCCAGTTGCATCATTAGCAGCAGTGAATGTAAGTCCGGCTGTGCTTAGAGCAGTTGAACATGAGTTCATCATGTTGCGCTCTTCTGCAAGGAAGTGAGACCAGATGAGTGATGTGTGTGAGAGTTGACGAAGATCCGTGTAACCCTGACCAGCAAACTCAGCCTGAAGTGAAACGCTGTCAGAAAGACCCTGCTCAACGAATGACTTAACAATCTTGTCAGCAGCGTAAACGATCTGTGTTGGGCGGTTAAGAGTAACACCGTTGAAAGAAGTAGAAGCCGTGTTCGAGTTGAAGAATGAACTGAGGTTTCCTACTCCACCAACACCGGCGTTAGAAAGACCGGTGATGCGACGGAATTCAAGTGCCTGTCCTTGTGCCTTGATTCGTGCTGTGCTGTTGCGAAGGTAAAGTTCCTTTGGAATGAGCAATGAAAGCACTGGGTCAAGGTCGTAAGGTACGAGACCTGAGATTCCTGAAATGGTGTTGTTAAGAGGTGATGTAAGAGAGATGTTCTTGCTTACGTCCTGGATACCTGCAAGAGCAGATGTCACAGCAGCAAGTTGATCGCCTGATACAACCTTTGAGAGGTCTGACAAAGTTTCTTCAGCGCGTGTAGCAACTGAAGCGGTCTTAGTAATGCCTGTTGTTGGGCTGAACGAAAGTTCGCCACGACGGTGGGCTGTCAGGGTGTTTGTGTGAATTGCGCTGAGGGCTGACTTGTATGCCTCGAAACGCTCGACGCGCTGTTCAGCAGGAAGTCCGCCAAATAGATCGTCAATGGAAGGAGCGGCTAGTGCCATGTTCTTCCCTTTCTGTTAGTTAGATGGTTAGTTGAACTGCTTGGCTTTTGCCTCGTAGCGTGATGCTTCTGCGAGGTATTGGTTACGTAGTTCAGGGTTGGTCATTTTGTTAGCCAAGTCGCGAAGGCGGATTGCCTCTACTTCTGCGGCTACGACCTGAGCAGATTTGTTTGACTGCTCTCTTGTTGCACGAATGGCTGGGCCACCCGGTACTGCCATCTCACGCACTTCATCCAATGCGGCCTTTAGGAGATTGATTTCCTCTTTTGCCTCATCTAATGCTGCCTTTGTTGTGATGGTTTCTTCAAGGCCAAGAGCCTTGACGATCTCGTTGCGCAACTCGTCCTTTGTTTCTTCAGTTGCGTCTTCTGCTGATGCAGATTTAATAAGGTCGGCTGAAACGCCTAATCCCATGTAAGCCATTGTGTCGTCTCCCGACTTGTCGTCATCCCATCCGGTGAATGGGGCTTCTGTTTCATTTTCTGATGCTTCCCCTGTCCACCAGTCCAAGAAAATGGATAGTGAGCAAAGTAATTCCTGTACGTCGCAAACTTCGCTTTCTGTGCCTGCGAGCATCTCGTCAAGTTCAGCCTTGATAAGTGCAATCATGCCAGCGCGTACTGCTTCGAGTTCTGCTGGGTCGTGGATCATGTCGTCGGCCTTAACCAACTCAGCGTCT